AGATAGACCGAATATAATACAGTCTTCAACTTCGCCATGATGTTTTTGTAAGTCATAAAGATACTCCCTTTTTATTTGAGCATAGGTTGGTGGTATGTTTGCATTTAAGTAAGCCATGTTTTGATATTATCATCAAAGTCTCTGTAGTCTATTGTAATTTCGTCACCTATTTTTATATCTTTCAAAGCTATGCCATCATCATTTACACTAGGATTATTACTGTGATTTAAATATTTTTCATTGTCTAAACCTAACACTAAAATACCAGATCCTAATTTTCTTTCGTGCGCATGCGTATCTATTAATTTTGCTAAAGCTAAAGGCATTGATGGTAATTTATTTTTGTTAAATTCCATTTCAAATTCAGGTCTCTCCTCTTTTATTTTTCTTCCTTTATTTATATTTTCTTTTGAAAATACTCCTACTCCATGTATTTTACTTTTATCTAAATAAGTATCTATTAAAAACATTATTTAATACTACCCCAATTAGGACCAGCCTCGTAGTCTACTTT